TTTTGTAGTTTAGTAATCTTGTCATCAAACATTTTCTTTGGTAAGTCATGTAAGTCTTCCATAGAGATGTTCATAAGATTTGCATCTATACGTTCTGCGATACGTTCCTCTGCCATCTCCAAAGTAATATACAATACATTCTTACCTTGTGATAAACAAGATGCAGCCATATGACACATAAATAAACTTTTACCAACACCAGTTCCAGCAAGTGCAATGTTCAAAGTCTTTTGTGGTAAACCACCTTTGGTAATCTTGTTAAAGAAATCTAAATCAAAAGGAATACGTTCTTCTATTTTGTGATAGAACTCAAATCGTTCTTCTGCATCATCAAAGTAATCGTGTCCTACTGCATTGTCAAAACAAACTGCAAGTGCATCAGTAAGAATACTAGGTATTGCATCTGCACTACGTTTCTTGTCTTTACCATCAATAATAGAAATACCATCTACGATTGCATTGTAGATAGCTTTGTCTTTACAAAACTTTTCTGTCGTATCAACCAACCACTCCATGTCTACATCAGTAGCATCAAGTGTCTGAATAATCTCTACTATCTTTGTATGTTGGTCTTGTGTTAAATCTTTTCTAGATTCTACTTCTATCTCTAGTGATATCTTTGTTGGTATACGTTTATACTTTTCAACAAAGCTTGTTATCTCTTCAAAGACAACTCTTTCTTCTTTTACATCAAAGTAATCTGCTTTGATAAATGGCAATACTTTTCTACAATATTCCTCATTGGATACTAGATTGCTCAGTGTTGTTCGTTCTATCGTCTGTGTTGTCATAACCTACCTCTGATTGTGCGATTATTATATGATATAATATATCGCCGATTAGTTTAAAAAAATCGTCATTAAATTTTGCTTTTGGAATACCATTATTTTCTAATATATCATACTTGAACTTTAAATTCAAGTGATTATTTTCATTTAATGCAGCTTCGTCTGGAATAGAAACTTGACCATATCTATAAACAACACCATGATAATCTGTTTCTTCAGTTAGACCAATGCAAGTCTGGTCTGGATAAGCATCACTATTTAGAAATACAAACTTTTTTCTAATTGGGTCTTGTAGTATTTGTTCTGTGGTTGGTAACTTAGATTCATCAACCTCACTTTTGATTGTTTCTCCTAAGTGATTTACTAATTTAGACATAATGTAAATAACTCCCTAGTATATATTTTGATTTGTTTATTGGTTTTTCTCCAGCGTGTAACCAAGGCCATAATGGTGGAAACATAAGTAAAGAACCTTTTTTACATTCTGATTTTATACCATGATTTGGAAATGTGGTTGCACCACCCTCGTTATCATCTAGATATAAAAAGAAAACTAAAAATCGTCTTGCACTATTATAGTCTGAAACATCAACATGATTACCAAATTGATCTCTTCCATCTGCTAGATATCTTTTTAATCTCATACCCTCAAAGGTATACTTTTGCGGCCAGACGTTAGATTTATATCCTATATTACAATCTTCTCTGTATCTCTTGATTGACTCTTTGAATACATCAATCAGATATGCAACTTCAGTTTTCCATTCGTCATGTGCAAGAAGATGTAACTGTGAAAAAGACATTTCTCCTTGATGATGTCTTTCATGGTGTTCAGCTGATAGTTCAAACTGCTTTATCATATCAGTACAGAAATTATCTGGAACTACGTTATCATAACATCTAATGTAATTTTCCATACTTATACTCCTTTTCTGCACACTCATTTAAAATAGTCATCACATCTTCAGTAAAATACTTAGTTGGATTATTCATGATTGTTTTACCAAATTCTTTCGTACCATCTGGTAATTCAAATCTTGTTGAAACCTTTTTAAATACACTATATTTTTCTGCTAAATCTAATAAGCCATAATATCTATCTAAACCTTTTTCATAATTTAAACGAACATCTACCATTTTATTTTCAATAGTCAATCTTGATTTATGGTTTTTACAATGTATGATATTACCAATAACTTCTGTTCCATCTTTCTCTTTCTTTTTAGATAAGAACACAATTGATGAAGCTGCATATTTCAATCCAGAACCACCACCCATTTCTTTCGTTGGGAACATACTTCCCATAGAATCATATGTATGATTAGTAACAACCATAGGAACACCAGCACGACCTAGTTTCAAAGTCAATACTCTAAATGCAGCTTTCAATACTTGTGCCCTAGTCATATCTCTAGTTTCTTTACCCTCACTTGTATCTTCTACTTCTTTTGTGGTTGATAACATACCTAGTGAATCAAGACACATCATCATAGGCCTCTTTTCTGATTTCTCTAGATAAGAGTCCAGAACCTTGATTGCTTGTGTGCGAAATTCTTGTACTGTAGTTACTGGAACAATTACCATTCTTGATGGATCAATACCCCTATCAATTACCATCTGTTTAGTAATCGCACTTTCTGATTCAAAATATAGAACTCCAGCATCTGGATTTGCATCTAAAAAAGATTTAACCATACCCATAACAAAATATGTTTTTCCAGTTGCAGATTCACCAGCGATTGCAGTAATCTTATTACTTGGTAATCCACCATATATTGAACCAGATAGTAATGCATTAAATATATAACTACCAGTATCTACAAAATTATCTACGTCAGCTCCCTCTATTCCATCTGATGCTAAAGCTGCATATTCATTACCAGTTGTCTTGGCAATATCTTTAAAAAAATCACTCATTATATGTCACCTACTTTCCTACTTGCTGACTTCAATGCATCAAAACCGCCTGGATATCTTTCTGACAATTTTACAATATTGATATCAAATATCTCTTCCCAAGAACTATCTAACGCTTTTATAGCCTGAACCATGTACCAGCAAATATCAGATAATTCAGACTTTAAATGTTTCTTTGTATCCTCGTCAATTTCTTTGCCTTGAAATAATATCTTTTTTACAATGTCATTAAACTCACCAACTTCTCCAGATAAACCCACTGATGCAGTAAGTAATCTAGATGGTTCAATGCCTTGTTCTTGCATTATATCTAATGCATCTTTAAAGTCATCATAATTTTTAGTCATATCACTTGTAACTGTATCTACAAAATTGATATAGTCATTTAATATACTTGGCCTCTTTCTCATACTAAAGGCTCCGACACATGATGATCTTGATAATCAATTCCGTCTTTGTCATATACTCTAACAGTAGTTCTTTTTACAAGTTTACCATCTTCTTTTTCATAAGAGATAAGTTCTTGACGAACTAAACCATCTCTTGGCATTTCCATTCTTAAATCTTCCACCATACACACTCCTATAATTTTACATATAATAACACAAGATAGTTTATTTGTCAAGTATTTCTTTTGTTTTTTTCCAGACCAATCCTTCCATAGTTCCTTTAGACCAAGTAATTGTTCCAGCTTCTTTCATACCCACTTTATCATAAAATTTGTTTGCTGGTATATTGTTTTTTCTAACTGTTAACCATACATCAGAATCTACCCAATTAAAATACTCTTTTAAAACTTTTGATGCAGAACCATTACGTTTATTTTTTGCTATGATTTGATGTATAATGTAATCACCTTTTTGTGTTACTACTGTGCTATTTTTTCCTATTCTGCCTGTTCTTTTATATTGTTGTTGTGTTATGAGAACACCATCTTTTAAAATAACTTGACCCCAATCTAATCTATTTCTTATGTGAAATTTTCTAACATGAGGAAACCATTCTTTATTAGCATGAAAATATTCCCAGACTTCATCAAAGTCATCAAGTGTCGCTTTGTTCATTAAAGTACCTTTCTTTTATAGTGTCATTATTATATATGTCCACTACTAAATGCACTCTATCTGTTTCGGAGTTATTCTCTACCTTATGTGGAAGTGATACATCTAACCACCAACACTCACCTTTAGCCATATGAAACTCAGCAAGACCACCACTTAACCAAGAAAACATCTTAACATTTTTATTTGTAATTACTGGAATATGTAAACGAACAACTTTACCAGACTTAATATCTTTATCTACTTTGTCTGTATGTTTTGCAATAATAGTTCCAGCTTCAAGTTTCATTAAACGAACTCTTTCTTTCTCTGCTGGTATCTTATCTAAAATTTTATCCATTTCTAATTCATCATACAATGGTGTATTCTGTAGATTAGATAATTCTGTAGTTCCTAACACACCACCCTTACCTATCTGTTTCACATCATTTGCATATCCTCTGATTGATATAGCTGTCCATTGATTTTTCTTGTTAAATTTAGTTACTACTGGAGAGAACTCTTTATTACTCTTACACCAATTTACTATTGGTTGTAATTGTTCGTCAGTAAAACTTATGTCTTCAAATATTCTCATACAAAAAACTCCTCTAAAGTACCTTGTTTGGTATGTTTAAAAATATCCTTGTTTTTATCTTTACTAAAATACCATATATTTTCTATGTAAATTTTATTCATGAATTTATCCATAGCAGCCTTATCAAAATTACCATCTTCATCAGAGAACACAGACTTGCCCTGAGGCCGCTGCATTATTCTCATTCCGACTTGACCCATAAAATTTGGTAACAACATATCTACAAGTTCATCTCCAGAACGATATCTTTTACCTTTTACTTTTGGGTCTAAAATATTAACCATAAGAACACCAGTATCACTAAGAGAATCAAAACTATTCTGTGATACAGGCAAATAGAAGTTATCTCTCCAAGATTCATATTCATTAAATTTAAACCATGATTGTAATTCTTCTTTTTCTCCACCCTCATTATAGCGTTCTGTACTAAAATAAGGTGGTGAGGTAAATGCACAATCTACATTATTGATTTCATTCCAAGGCAAGTCTTCTGCACCACAATTATATATCTGTGTAGTTTTTTTACCACCAGTAAGTTTATCATAGAACTCAATCATCTTTTTATATCTTGCAAAAGTATTAGGATTAGGATCACAACCAATATAATGTGTAGCATTAGAAGCATAGAAGGCTGTTAATCTATCACCCCAACCCATAGAAGTATCAAGAACAGTTTTTGCATCTGTCATTTCATATATTGTTTTTGCAACTGTAGGTTTAAACTGTGTTGCAATATAAGTACCAAGTCTAAAGGCTGTCATATAAGTTCTTGGTTCTAATTGTTTAGAATCATTGATGCCTCTCCATATAGGCCCAAATGCACCCCAGATATTATCTCCATCATTCCATCTTTGAACTGGTGATTTAAAACCATAAGAGCCACAAGAAAGTCGAAGATCATTCATAAAAGAATCACTTATATAATTATATGTACTAGGGCCATCTATAACACCTAATCCATATTCACTATAAGGATATTTGTAATCGTCATACTTTTCTATTACATCATCTTTGTTTCTTTTTGAAATCCAATTTGTCCAATCATGTGATTTAAGTTTATGAAATTCACGAACAACTTTATCTTGACTAAACTCTTTCAAAGGAAATGGTGGTTTTTCATTTGTAATATAATCTGCAAGTGTTCTACGAAAAACCTCTTTACCATACTTTTCAGTTGTGCTAATAAATTGAGTTGACTTCATAACAGGCAATCCAGTTCTATCTGCACTAGTTTTCAATATTTGATATAGTTCTTCATTCATCATATAAAAAAGTCCTCTAATGTTCCTTGTGTTCCATAACTTTTATCAACCAACCAATTGATTTTAGTTAATATAAAATTGAGAGGTTCTATAAAAGACTTCTCAAACTGTACATCATAGTCTACTATTTTGTGAAAGTCAAGCTCTTTTGGTAGTTGTGTCATAAAAGATATAGCAGTGCATTGATATAGATTAGGTGATTTAAGATGTAAGAATTTAATCTTATCTCCCTCTTGAATATAAGGATACTTATTACTTAATTTGTTTTTCTTTACTAAATGATTATATAGTATAGCACCTTTACAATGTATAGGAGCGCCTTTTGCAAACAGTTGACTTGTATCTGCAAACTTTGATAATCCGTTTACACTTCTGGGATATGCGATTTCTTCTGGTGGTAGATTCATAAACTCTTTACGAAAATCTTGTATAAATAAGTTTAATTCTTTTTCAGTACCATTCATAATTATATTTAGGCCTTGTTTAATTTTTTCTCTACAAGGTGCAGGCGTGCTTGACTTGACAGCTTCTATGCCCATAATTTTGAGTTGTGCTTCTTTATATCGCACACCCTCGTTATCCCATACGTTTAGAATATATCTTTTCTTTGCTGTCCAGATACCCTTGTCTGCAATGACTTCTCTAGACATCTCCATCTTTTGTTCATAGGAGTTTATATACTCATGCAGAGATTGATAACTTTTTTCAATGAAAGGTTCAATCTTCTCTCTGGCCACGTTGTCCAAGAATCTGACAATCTTTTGAGTTTCTTGTTCCTTAGTAAACACCACACTGACAAGTCTATCAAAGCAAACATATATCGAGTCTGTATCACTTGCAATAACATAATCTTCTCCAGAGGTTTTAAGCAAATCATTAAGATACTTATTAACAGCACGCTCAATCCAACGAATAGATAACTGACCAGAAGTAGTAATTGCTTCAGCAACCAAAAGATCATAATAACGAAACCAAACATTCCCAATAGCACCATATGCAGAGTTGAGAGAAATCTTTTTGGCCATTTGTATATTGTTATATTTTGATATATCTTTGAGTAGTTTAGGGTTCTTAGTGTTCTCATATTCTTGTTTTGCCTGAAGTA